TCCAAATAGTATTTGTTGTTGTATAGACCTTCTGATTGAGTTACGGATAATCTAAATTGTGATATAATATCCTGAAGCATTTGTAATGTATCGGATAGTGTATCTGTTTGATTGGCTAAATCTCTCTGTGAGATGTCCATTACAAGTGTATTGAAATCCCATGTCTTGTATTTTAAGTCATTCGTTACTTGAGATGGAACAACATATAGTAATGGGAATATTGGTGGTTGTGCATGTGGGTTGTCCTCACCCTCTCTACTCGTTGTATAATAACTTATCCCGTCAATATTACCCAATCCAAATGAATTGATCTGTTTGTGATAATTGGACATTGATTTGAAATCATCAGCAATTGTCTTAAAGTTTATATTCACTTGTGGAACAGCTGATGCTGATATTGATGGAGTTACACTTGGGGTTGGAGTATTGGATGGTGTAACGGAGATCGTGGGTGTTACTGTCGGAGTTGCTGTTGGTGTCGGACTAGAAATTGGGGACGATGATGGCGTTGGTGTAACTGTTGGGGTGCTAGTTGTCGTGGGTGTTGGAGTTACCACAACAGGAGCTTGGAAATATTTGTTATAGAAATAATTGTAGGTTGTGGACATCTCAGCATCTGATAACCTACGATCATAGAATAAGAACTCTGTGGCTGCTACTCCACTATTGGTTGCTTGATATTGGAATATCGGATCTGTAAATGTTCTTAGTGTTTGTGTTTGTATTGTCTGACCTGTCAATACACCATTCAACCATACTTCTGTTACAGCACTTGTTCCTGATTGATATACTCTTGTTGATCCTATTACCCATTGATTTGTTACTCCACTATAACCTGGCTCAGGACTACATGAACTACCATCAGAATAAAATGTATATGTTCTAAGTCCATCAGGTGTAACATTAAATGGATTGAATGTGTCAATCTGAAACCATCTTACTCCATTTGTTTGACCCAAATAGTTTGAGGGATTGTCTGAGTTGTAGAATGGGACATAAGTTCCACCAGTAAGATTATACATGAACCATGTTGTATAATCTGTATAAGTTCCGTAATCACCCAATTGGTTTGTTAAACCGACACCAGCTTGTGATACAGATATACCTGAATATTGTAAGGTTACAGGGTTCTGAAATCCTTGAGCATCAGATTGGACTAGTTGTCCTGTGATCCCACTAAAATAAAGTGATGGGTTGGCTAAGTTTGTAGCCTTTAGAATTGCAACCCCTGATCCACCACCGATTATCAACGATGATGTATTGGTGAAGTCAATCTGTATTGTTAAACCTGATGTAATTAAGCTCATCTATTCTTTATTTGCTGTTGTTGCTTTTTGATTTCTCTCTCCTTCTCTTTATTAAGATCCACAAGGTAGCTAAGGTGATTAAGGGCACTGATAAGGGTGAGATTAACCACATTATCAATTTGCCATACTTTGTTTTCGGCGAGTTGTGAAATTGCATGATACCATCCGTAATGACCATAAAAACTATTCTTATCTTGAGCAGCTTCACCATCAATTTGTTCTTGGAATAAAGCTGGGTAAGACTTTGAGACGCCTCGGCTATATTCAATAAAAAAAAAAGCGCTGAATTGATATACTTGATCGGTAAATCCTTCATCGCCTCAATTCTCTTTTTGAAATCTGAGTCAGCATATTTTGTTCCCTTCTCAACATACATATAAGCTGCTAGTTCATTCAGGTGTTGAGTTCTATACTTCTCGTCTTTTCTCAGGAATGTATCAAGGTCCACATATTGACCAAATGAAATGTTATTCACATCCATTAGTTCATAAGTCATACCATTATGTTCAATCTCTTTGTATAATTTTTTGTTCTCATACATCAGAATATTCTGAACAACATCTCCAAGTCTTATGATGGTTGCAGCATCTTGTTTTAGTATTTCATCTTTCTCCATACCTGTGAACTCCTCAAGCATCTTGTAGTATAACTCTTCTTCATCAAGGAGATCTTTATACTTCATTACTTTGGACCAATCAGAAATTGTTGGTTCTTTTACATTGATTGTTCTTCCGTTAAACTCAATTCTACTTTCCATATATCTATAAATATTATTTTATTGTAAGACCCATTTTATAAAATGTATATGCCAGTATTCCTCATGGACTTCATGGTCATAATATATCTTAGGGGATCTATTAGGTGGTTATTCTTGTCTTCAGGTTCGTCAAGGTTGTTACCATTTTTATCTTGTTTCCATACATAAGAATTTAGTTCTTCCCATATATGTTCTGAATCTCTATGAACAAAAAGATTGTTTCTTTTGATCTGATCTATACCTGCTAGTATTGTATCTTTCTTGACTGGCTTTGCATTTATGCCAGCTCTTACCATCTCTGCTATACCCTGTGGATTTGCTGAATCACAAATGAAATCATCTTTGAGATTTATGTTAAGGTCCTTAATCTTGTAAATAAGGTCATTTATGGTCGTGTTTCTAAGATATAGTAATTCCTTCACATAAATTGATTCGTTGTCTTTATGGACCTCTATTAAAGTCGTAGGGTCATTATACCCGAAGTCTACTGAATACCCAAGTTTCTTTGCTGATGGTGGTAGTTCAGTATATTCTTTTTGGTGTGAGAAAACAACTCTTGTTGGAATACCTTTAAGACCAAGACCGAATACTCTCCATAAATTTGGATCTCTGTCTTTTAGTTTCTCAATCTCTTCTACCTGTAGTTTTGGTAGGAAGGGGTTGTCCTTATAAGTCACAATCTTGTATAGACAATCAGGATCACTTTCCAAATCATATAACCATGACTGCCATAGTGAGGGGTTGAAATCCAATATCATTCTTTCACCAGTTCTCAGTGATAATTGAACATACTCATCATAGGTTATCTCTGTTGCCTCATTGACAAATCCTATGTCTCTCTTTCTTCCTCGTAATTTTGTTTCATCATCTACGGAGAACCATTCAATAATATTTGATCCAAGTTCATAATAACCATCAACAGAGTGCCACTTGGAATCATCATAAAGATCCAACATCAGTAAGATCTCTTTTAGATCCCTGAGGACCGATCCTTTGAGTGCTGGTAGTGTTTTTCTAATTATTGAATATACCTTATTCTCTTTATTCAATAGATCTATAACCAACCATAAGATGATGTTATAAGTCTTACCTGCTCTTGACGATCCTTGAAATACACAAACACGCTTATTGGTTTCCTGTAGTAATTGAAATACCTCCGTTGTCTGTATTTTCATTCTGTTTCTTTTCTAATGCTTCTTTTAGTTTTTGGTTGAATAGATCTGTATATCTTTTTGCAGCACCTCTCAGTCTTTCGTTTCGTGCTTTGACTCTTCTTCTGTGGGCTTTCTCCCCACCTCTCTTTTGTGATTTTGGCATTATAATAATTTACCTTGAACCGGTTTATTCTTTTCGTGTTCTATTCTCGCTTTCGCAATATCCATATACTCCTGTTCTTTTTCAATACCGATGAAATTGACCCCACATCTAACAGCCGCTTTACCTGTTGAACCACTACCCATAAACGGGTCTAATACTACTCCATTTGGTGGGGTAATGAGATTGATTAGATATCTCATTAGGTCTGTAGGTTTGACTGTGGGGTGATTGTTCTTTAATCCGTTAGTATTGTCCTGTAGTTTTTCTTCTGCTGCCGCTTTAGATGTCTTATCTTTACGAGGTAATTTACTCATCGCTTCAGCCCATTCTTCAGGGTTCTTTTCTTTGTATATTATTGTTCCATCTTCTCTTCTTGGTCTTTGATGAAATACACCTACTTCCTCTGGCATACCCTCGTTTCTATCTTTCTTTGCTGCCTTGGGACAATAGAAGAAACGACTGGCTCCACCTTTCAATGTTCCACTCTGTTCGTCCAATAGTTGTCCCGCCTCTTCATCAAAGATTATGTTTGCTGGAAATCTACCTGACTCATTATACTCTTTGAAATCTTCGTTCTTAAAATAACCATCGGGTAAATGATTTCCAAAATATTCTTTCTGGTCTTTTCTAACTCTTGGTCTATCAAAGTTGATGTTCTCTTTGTCTTTCATTTCAATCCTTGAACCATCAATATTTATTCCACCTGTTCCGTGTTTCAATACATTCTCTGCGATGGACTTTTCACTTAATGGTTTTCGTGCCATCACTATTGGTTCGTGTGCTGGTTTGAGTGCTGTTCCCCAACCTTCCCACTCTTTCGCTTCTTCAATATTAGCAATTGTAATATCAACCTCTGCTACTATTGTTCCACCAACAGAATTACCTTCACCTCCATTAAACAATCCTGAACTCTTTGTTCCAATTACTTCTCTCTCTGCTGATTGTAATAGATTTGATATTTCATCTTTTTCTTCTTCTGTTGCGTTGATTACCTTACTAATTACTTTCCATTTTTCTACTGTTGGTAATGTTGTCGTCCATGGGTCAGGTTTATTGCTTTCTGTTTTAATATATCCTGAAGCATTAAATCCACACTCTTCACTTATCTTTGATAATGATTTTCCACTCTTATCATAAAGTCCTTTAAGTTTTAATTTTACTTCATCACAACTCATATCAACTCTACCAGCAATCTTATCTATCGCTTTACCGATGTTATGTGATTTAGGAAACCCTGATCCAAATACCCACATAATCTGATCTCTAATTTGGAAACCACTATCCTCAAATGCTGTTGCCATTCTGTGGTAAGTTCGTGGTGCTGAAAATGATAATGCGTGTCCTCCTGGTTTTAGTATTCTAAAACATTCACGAGCCCATAACTCACACCAATCCTGAAACCATTTACCTTCCTTAGCTCCTCCTATTGGAAGACCTGGTTGAACTCCTTTTGAGAACCCACCTTTAACAGGACTTTTACCATCAGCAAATCTTTCTTCACTTCTATTCTTTTCTCTCTCAATTAGTTCTTGATGTTTCTGTGGATTGTCCCACTCCTTATTCATAAATCCAATTCCATAAGGGGGATCTGTTACAACTGAATCAACTGAGTTATCTGGTATTGTTTTTAATACCTCAAGGCAATCTCCTAATCTTAAATCTATATTCATATTATCGTTTTACAAATGATCCTCCAATATAACCCCCATGAGTTATTTCGTATTGGTAATTATACTTCTCAATCCATTCAATGAACGCCAGTCTTTCGTGTTCATCATATTCCACTTCATTACCATGCCAGTCATCAAACCTAATAAAGATTTCATTCCACTCACATTTGGTTAGGAACTCCAATGATGATACTGTTGGTTCATAGATATCAACATCAACATTTGCTGCTGCTAACTTACCAATACCATAATCGTTGGGGTGAGTTAAATCATGAACATCAGATAGGATCAATTCAATATTATCTCTTCTTGATAGTTTCTCTTTTGCTTCCTCAATGTTCTTTGGGATATGTCCTGCTTGATAGTCAGGGTGACCAAGAGCAAATGCTCCTTCGGTCCAATCACTACTTGATGGTAATGACTTTGATGTCTTTTCCAATCCTTGAAAATGATCTATTGTATAAATCTTTTTATCAGGGAATTGTGATGCCAGAAATAGTGCTGACTCACAAGTGAAAGTTCCGAACTCAATTATATCTCCTTTGAGATTGTATTTCTCTACCATTTCTTTGATGATGGGTAGATCACATCTTTCCATGTTGGGACTTGTATTCATTATTCATCCATTTTTTTCCAAAGTTGTTCTTTGACTTGTTTGATTATTTGGTAGTATTCTTTTGTTGCTGGTGTTTGTTCCTCTGATTGTAAGAACTCCAATTTGTCAAGTAAGGTCATGTATAAAAACCTATACTGCAAAAATGTTAGATTGAGTTTTAGTTTCTCCTCACTCATTATCTTCAATTGTTTTTTTGATTATTTCAATCTCGTATTTCTTTGTTCCTTCAATCTTCTCTCCTCCTGATGTTATATCCACTTTCTTTTCTGTGTTCCATTCATCACCGAACTTGTTTCTCATTACGAGTGAATATAAGTTTGAATTTAGGTTCTTTGATGTTCCATCTTTGAATCCTTTTCTTGGTATTGACGCCCACCATGTATGTGATGCTTCCCTCATTGCATTGACGGCTTCCGAAAAATTTGGTTCTTCGTCAAGTAATCTATAAAAAGTATCCTTTGATATTCCGAGATATACTCTCGCATCAACATCTAACATACCTTCCCTACCCATCTCAAGTAGTCTAAGTTCCCATCCATTTGGTAAGTCACTCAGTTTCTTTTTTGGTCTTCCTAATTGCATTATGTTAATCTTTGTTGTAGTTTATCAAGCTTCGCATTTATTCTCTTCTTACAGATTACATCACAATATCCTTGAACTGATTCTTTGAGGTGTGATAGAACAAATGCTCTAAACCATTCTTTTTCCATTTCTGATTTATCTTCCATTTGGAAGTAAGCTTTGGCTCTGTTTATATCCTGTTGTGTATAATTGATTGGTTCAGGATCAATAATTTCATTTATGTTATCTTCGTGTCTAATAACCTTAATCTTTGATTTTGGAGCTTGAGATCCTCCTTTACAACCACATCCCATTTCTTTTCTTGTTTAGTATTTTTCTAATTTTGTTGATGTCCCTTGAGACGCTATTGATTGGGATTGTTGTCCTCTCTGACAGTTTTGTAATTGAACATCCAAGTTCAATGTATAATTCAAATAGTCTACCATAATACCAATCCTTACCTTGTTTAATTTCATCTAGTTGTTTCATTACCCATTCCAAATTCACTTCTGGTTCTTGGTAATCCTCATCTACTATTTCTGTTTCATCATATAGGGTATTGTAACTCCTTTTGAAATGATAATAAAATTTTGAGGTTTTGGAATGATATTGGTTATGAACAATCCTTGTAAAGAAATATAATTTTTGGTTGCTGCTTAACTCAGCTGTTTTTTTGTTGAGGAGGAACTGTTCAACACAGGTTTGCAATAGATCGTCAATATCATTTTGCCTGCTGACTGATCTACATATTTTTTTTAATTCGTCAAAGTTGGATTCAATCCAAATATTATTCAAAATCTTTGTTAATATGAGTTCATCTAGCCAACTCATTTTTCCCTTTATAAATAACTCTTGGATAATATACATCATTGATCCATGTGTTGTTTATCTTCTGAATGAATCCATTGTTTGCCATTTTGATAATGTGATCTCTAATTGAAAAAGGTGATATTTTGAAATCCATCTTTTCATAGATCTCTTGATTGGTTAAAGGTGTGAAGTCACCAGTCTTTTCAATGTCTTCTGTAATAATTTTTAGGATTGCAATCTGTCTAGGGTTTGTTAGCTTCTTCATAGTTTTTTGATAAATATACTATACCTATCCGTAGGAGTAAATAATCTTGGATAAAAAAAACCCTGATAAGTTTTATCAGGGCTTACGAGTATTGGTAAAAAAAAATTTGAATGACTATGCAGAATCAACCAATACCTAAATTAAATATAAAAACTAATTGAAAATTCCATAGGGTAATTCCTTACTTTTTTTAATTAGATTGGTGAGTTCTTCTTTTTGAACTAGATTGATTACAAAATCTTTTGCTTTTGATTCTTTGATTTCGTTGGAAGTATTCATCAAATATTCCATTATGTATTCTTCTGAGGTTAGATCTCCATCTTGAATTTTCATCATCATTTTTTCATACTGGTTCTGATCCAGTGTTACTTCATAATGCTTGTAGAAAACTTCTTGTATTATAAAATTAAATGTCTTCATCTACTATTCTTGGGAACATATCCATTACTTTATTTCTGCATCTATTCATGATGTCTACTCTTTCATATTCTTCATCTTGAATGCTCATATCAATTTGATGCCTTAAGATTTTTAAATATAAATAAACATTCATTGGATCTTGAAGCAGATTTCGTTGGTAATGCTCCACAATAATGGAACTAATTGCATCTTTATCTTCTTCCTTCAACTTAAAATAATCTCCAACTGGTATATTGTATTTCTCGTTGAGTAATAATCTTAACTTATCCATATAAGTAAAATATAAAAATATTGTATTACTTCCTATGTTTGATTGGTTGCTTGTATTTTGTATCGGTAATAAATCCACCAGTATTCCAGTTATTCAAATGAGTTCTTTCATTAGTCTTAACATTTAATAACTTATTTTTTTCTAATACTAAATTTACAGCTTCTGATCTGGAAATACCTTCTTTCATAAATGCTTTAACTTCAAACATTTCTTCTTGAGTAAGTTTTAACGGCTGCTGTTTTTTTCTTTCAACTCTATTGCTCATTAATTCTTTTACTCTATTATTTCTTTCAATTTCCTGTATTGATATAATATTCTTTTTCATTTGTAAAATATAAATAATCTTCTTCAACGAGACAACTAAGCACACTTATAGTTCCCTATATTTTAACCACACCCAATAAGTTTCGTAAGACCAGTTCCTATAATCCCCCATATCTTACTTATCCTTATTGACCTCTTTCGTATCAGGTATGTCTTAGTTCTATTTGAATTATTCCACCCGTGAGACCCTTATTCTCGTTCCGTGCCGATTATACCTTCAGGGCGACATTGAACCTTTTCCTGTCAGTTCAAATACTCTCAATAAATAAAAAAACTTTTTGGGATCTGAATAGTATTTATAAAAATGGAATCAAAAATTTGTAGTAAATGTAAAATTGAAAAACCTCTTTCGGATTTTTCTATCAACAAGAATGCAAAGGATGGACTGAACTATAAGTGCAGACCTTGTCAAAATGCTTATGGAGCAATGATCCAAGCACATTATCGTGAAAGAGCCAGAAAAAGGGGAAAAGTATTCAGAGAAAAAAGAGCCAAGGACAACAAAGAAGTTAGTCACATAGCCTTCAAATCCTTCAACTTCACCAGAGACCATTCTAATACCCTAAAATTCCTTGAAATTATTGGCTATGACATTACACAGGATTTACACGAACAGTTCCTCCAGAGGGTTCTAATGAAGCATGGCGTGGTATTAACACCAAAGGGTAGACCTAAAGATAAATTATCAAAATATTGGGAATAAAAAAAGGTCTCATTTCTGAGACCAATTTTATTTATAAAACAACGAACAATTTATAATTTTTTTGTTAAACCAACTGTGACCATTGTTAACTCTCCTAATCCTGCATTTATTGTTCCTGACCAATTATTGTTGAATGAATGATCAACACCAACTTTGAAATAAGGTCGGACCAATTTGTCAATCACAACACCTTCTTCAGCTTTATAGAAATTGGTAGAGGATATACCAAACCCTAAATTTACACCAGTCCCTTCATCTTTTTCTGTCTTCCAGTATAGAGCAGTAATGTGAGTGAAATGACCAGCAGTATAACTCCTTGAAGTTCCATTGATATAGTTATTCAATTGTTGTGGAGAATTGTTGAGACCCCAAGAATAACCATACTCCAAACCGAATTTGTCATTGAATTCTAAACCAACCATTGTTACTGGACTATATCCTACATCATAGGTTGACTCTCTTAACATTGAGATACCAGCAGATGATGTTGCTCTAATTGTTTGAGCTTTGGAAACATAAGATGCAATTAGGACGATTGCGACCATCATGATTTTTTTCATTTTATTTTTATTTATTAGTGTGCTAAGATATGATGTTAATTTGATTTCTCCAAGAGTTTTTTGAGAACGATGTATTCGTAGTAACGAGCTAAGTCATATACATCCTTACTAAAGAAAGCTCCGATACCATAGATCCCGTGATCACGATATGCTCTAACATCTTTCTGAAAGGATTTGACTATACTAGCATATATTGATGGTGATTCCAATTTCATTGAACTGAGTTCGTTGTATTGTTCTTGAGTGAGTGGTGTGATTAAAAAGTCCATGATGTTTGTTTTAATTGTGAGGTGCTAAGATAGGGATTAATTCTGATCAAACCAAAATTCAATTTGTCTATTTTCTGTCATTTCCTTGAAAACAATTTGGTCATCTACAGTTGTTATGAAATCAGTATTTTCACACTCAAATGAACATAGGTAGTCAATAACATCATCTAAGTTTTGAAAATCCTCATAACCACGCATAATATGTTCGTATTGTCCTGAGGTTAAAATAAAAAAAGGTGTTGCTTGCCAGTCGGGGTGTTGTGCTTTAATGATTCTCATCGTTTATTTTTTAAGTATGAAGTGCTAAG